CCTCATGCGGCATGGAAACATCAGCGTCTGAGCTGATGGCAGCGCCATAGTATTGATCGTCGCCAGGGTCTACGCCAATGTACTTCTTGAGACTGTCGAATTTCGCCATAGCCTCGTCCAGCTTTTCGTAGTAGCGGTCATCTTCGGCGAGATGGTCCATGACAATACCGGCTATGGTCTTGACATCATAATTGACCGTCTCTGCGTGCTCCATTTCCTCATTCAGGCCGGCTGTAAATTGGCCGTAATCTTCCACGTCCAGTTTATATTTTCTGGCAACCAATCGCGCCTGGTCCAGGGTAAAGGTATCGTTATCCAGACCGGGCAATGCTTTTTGCAGCGGGTTGGCTTGTCTGACTTTGATCATCTTTTTAACCTGCAGCATTGAGGTTGGATTGAGAGACAGGCCCATGCCCATACTGTCATCTTCTGCGCCCTTACTTCCGGGTGTCACCATGAAGTTACCCTGCTCGCCTCCCAGGGGTTTCTTGCCCAGGTCCTGGCGGGTTTCGTCTCTGGTTGTAACCCCGGCGGTAAAGCGGGTAATAACCCGTCCTTCTTCTTCGGCGGGATCGATTGACGTTTTTGGTATTTCGTAAGAGGCTGCGTACTTGTCAGCGTCTCCGTTGAGCTTGATAATGTCGTTGAGATGGCCAGAAACATAGCGCAGGTTGGGACGCAGGCAGCGCCGGTAAAACGAGCTGGTCATGATGTCCTGGTAACCCTTGCCGCCCAGACCTTCGCCGGGAGCCTCGCCCACCTCGGACTGCACAATGCCAAAGTTCTGGCGCAGAATGTTGACAGCGACATCGTAGCTGGCCTGATTGAAAGTTATCTCTTTTGTGAGCAGGAGCGTCGTGCCAAACGGAACCATACGCATGCGGGCGGCGCGTTCTTCTGGATTACCAACCATGCGATCGTTGTACAGGTCTTCAAACTCAAGGATGGCTTCTGCCTTGTCGCCCTTGCCGTAACTTTCAGGCATCGCCATAAACATCTCCGGGAAGTTGCCCGTGATATATTTCGCTCCCTCGTATCCCCACAGGTTCTTGAGCAGGATGACGGCCTCAATGGATTTCTCGGTGGCCGTAAAGCCGTAAGGGGATTGGGTGTCACGTTTGGACGGCTTGTACCACATTTCGTCTGATGGGTGCATCGTGCGAGGTGTACCCCAAATATACTGCTGGAAAGCAGGCACGGGGGGCTCGGGTGGATTTCCCTTGTCGTCAACGATGACAAATATAGTTGATCCATCCACGGGCCTGGAGGCTACGATCTTGCCGCTCATGTTACGGCGCAAATAAGAGCATGCGGCGTCGTACATCAGTTTGTTGCGCATAAAAATAGATAACCAAATGTCATGGGAGTTAGCGCCGTCGGGAGAATCAATCATCCACTGATACGGGCTGTTCTGAACGACGTTGCCCCGGGTGTCCTTGATGGTCAAATCAAAGGCGCTCATCTCGTCGATAATCAGATCGATACACATGGGGATTTCGGGCACTGTCATCGCATACATGTATAGGTCTGCAAAGAGCATGCGGTTATAACTTGCCCGGGGAACCATTGTGCTGTTGACGTTGGGGGTGTACTGGAAAGACCGGGGTTCGGTTGGTTCGGCGTCTCGCATTGCTCCGAACCTTTTTTCTTGCATCGATTGAATAGGACGACCGGGGCCCATCCAGGTATCCGAATAGCGTTTTGGAAACCGATCTACGCCGGGAACATCTCCCGGCTTGATGACCTTGATATCATGACTGACGGGCGCAACTGATATATTATTTCCGACGATCCCGCTCATAAATCCTTTGGCTGCGTTTGCTACTGCGTTTCTAATTCCCATGTTATTTTGCTCCTTGCTTTCGTGCTTCATTCCGCTTTTTTATTGCGGCTGTCCAGGCGGATAGGGACGGGCCTCTGTTTTTGTCGTAGAAGTTTGACATCATCACAGCCTCGCCCATGTCAGGGCTGCGCCCGATCCGCTCCTTTATTTTTTCTTTTTCTTCGATCAGCACGCCGGAAGCCGTCACTTCGTAGCGAGCGGCGCACAGATCGGCCAGTAATTCGTTACCTGGAGGTAGGGCCAGGTCGTCGCCCAACTCAGGATCAAGGGCGTCCCGCATCTGCCAGTAGGCTTCTGCCCGCCGATTACGCATCTTGAGTTTGCCGCTGCGATCCCGGTATTCTGATCCTTCAGCGCCATTGAAGGCGCAAACATCCTCATACATCACCTTGAGAGAATCAAAAACAGACGATCCGATACCGACCACATCTACGTTGATATAACCGGGTTGCTTTTCTTGCAGGACATGCTGCGCCAGGCCGGCGACCGTGGGACCATCCACGGCTTCATATCCGGGCCAGGTGTGCAGCTCGTCAAAATAATTGTCATAACGCTCGGACATCGCCGTCTTATCGTGACCTCCCCGGGAAGGATCGATACCCACCGCCGTGATGGGGGTCTCTGGTTTCTCTCGCTCTACCCACCGCCTTTGTGCAAGTCTGACCCATTCGGAGGGAATGACCTGCCAGGGATTGGGCATCTGTGAGGCGGCAAAATCGCCGTGCAACAACTGCGAGCGCATCGGCTCGGGTAGTGATTGGAGCACAGAAATATAATGACTGTCGTGTGCATAAAAAGGATTATCGGAAAGGAGAGACTTGATAAAGGTACGGGACCTGGGATAGATCGTTTCTCCGTTGTGCTCGAAGGGATCTTTACTTTCGCACTCAGTTTCTTTACCGTCGATGGTGGCGTAATAACGCAGCTCGCCGTCTTTGGCGGGGCGGGGGTGATCAGGATCAAGCCAGGCGGCCCAGCGGCGAATAATCCAGGATCCACTTTCGTCCATGGGCGGGTTACCAGTTGAAACCACACGCACACGCTGGCCCGAGTCAACAGAGCGGTTCCAGCCGCAAATGAATTCATACTGGCTTTCCGAGAATTCGGGCAGCTCGTCGAAGGCCTTCAGGTCATGGGGCCTGCCCTGCCAGTTCGACTTATCGTCCTCGTATTGCACGGCTCCAAATTCCAAAGTGCGCCCATCCGGGAAGGTCCATATCTTTTCGGACTTGTTTTCTTTGGCCAGGTCGCCGATGATCTGGCGTGCCCGCCGCATGATTTCCGTCAGGTTGGGATAAGTGCGGCGAAAGATGGCGCTGTGCTGGTGAGACGAAATAGCTAAACCGATAATCAAATCGCTTTTACCACCGCCGGCTGCGCCACCAAAAAACAGTTCATCGGCCTCCGATAAGAAGGCCAGCCACTGCTTCTTACTTTGGGGGGTCCAGGGCGCTGTCCTGTCCTGAACTCTTTTCAAGTAAGATTTCTCTGAGGGCATCAGCGAGAGTAGATAAGGCTCGATCGTTTCGATCATCTGCGTTTGCTACCTTTTCGCCCTTTGTGGTTACATCGACCTTTTCGGTTATAAGGCCGCGCAATTTAGCCATAAATTCGGTTGCTTCCAGGGCGCTGTATAACTCAAAGTCAGTTTCGATAACCTCGACATCATCGTCATCGTCTTTCTTGCCAATGTGAGTAGTTACTTTTTGTTTTATCTTGCGTATCAGTTTTGTTTTGGGGTTGACAATCAAGTTACCATCATCGTCCTTGATCATCAACTTGAGATTGTAGCCGGTCGAGTGTATATCCATAAGCTCGGCCATGTCGCCCCGTCCGAAGTCGGTCAGGCGAGTTAGTATCTCACTCTTGCCCATTGTTCTGGCGTCGATCTCGGCGTCTATCGCCTGCTTGATTTCAACATCCTTCAACAAACGCTGACCGATGGAATACGCCGTCTTCTCGGAATAGCCGGCAGCCTTCGCCGCCCGGGTTGCATTAAAGTCCTTCAAATACTCACTTATAAAAACTCTTTGTCGATTATTGAGCGCCATAGTTCTCCAAATGTCCACTCACATTTTACAACAAAAATAACGTTTAGAACGATGTCAACGATAGAAACGAAATAAAAACCCCGCCAAAGTGACGGGGTGTATGGAATAACTACGGAATAACTACGAGTATTACAACTTCCACCGATCTGCCGGACTTGCTCTCTTGTGTGCATCTTCGCTATCCGAATCCGCCAGGGTCAAATAATGTCGTACCATCTCCAGTGTGCTATGCCCTAAAAAGCGCTGAAGCGTAAATACATCGCCTCCCCCCACGCAAGAATTCCACAGCGAAGGTATGCCGAAAGCGATGAGGATAGACGTTCTTCACGTTGGCCAGGCGTCGTATTTTTCGTTTATCCACTTCTTGAAACGCTCTTTGATATCCATAAATTTATTATAAGCAATCTTAATCAATATCTCAATAAACTATTGACATTTGGATATTATAGCAGTACAATGGAACCATAGTTCCAATAAGATAATTAAGTTCCAGGAGGTAAATAAATGTCAGATCTCAAAACAGTATCCTATGTCCTCGCCGTAGA